CTTTTTCTTTTTCTTTTTCTTTTTCTTTTTCTTTTTCTTTTTGCGATTCAGTATCCATACTGTATAGATACTCTATAGATAGCTTATCCATTTTATAACCTTGTGATTTTGCTTGCTCAATGTACTTCCTTGCAAAATCAGCGTTTTTAACATTCTTTAATTCCTTATTCACAAGAGAAAGCACCTTTGGACTGCTAGACCAGTTAAATTTGCACCAATTTAGCAACATTAACTCCTTAGTATCCTCAGAATAGAGTATTTTTTTGTAGTCAATGAACTTATTAAGTAGTATTGATACTCTATCCATACTGTATGCTGACTCTATTTCCATTATTTTTTTTGATATTTCATAGATGCCTATTTGATTCGTTTTACTATTTGTCATCAGATATAAATAGAAATATTTCTCCTCTGCTGTTAAATCTAATACAAATGAGTCTTGCCAAAAACTTACATGTATTTGCCTAAATACCGCCATTTCATCACCACCTATTGCACCTGTTTTTGCGCCTCTATTTCTGCATCTAGTTTTTTAATTAGTGCAGAAGCTTCACCTTTGCTCATTGATTTTGTATCCGTAATTTTATAACTCTCTAGTACAAACGTGCCATCATGCCCGAACGGTTCACCTATAACGCTCGCTTTCGCAAATATAGCCTTCCTTTGTGCCGGTGATGCTAAATTATCATTTTGTTGTGATTGTTTTGTTTGTTGCTGACTATTACTATTTTGATTGTAATTATTAGATTTATAACTGTTATTCTTTGGGTATTTGCTAGGGGAACTTTGAATATTTCCATCTTTATCTTCATCAGACACAATCCCAAAAACAGCTGCTATAACATAACGTTTTGCATATGTGATGGTCCCACCAGCTTCTTGCGCGCTACTCATTTTCTTATTGGTAATCACTGTCATGTAAAGTGGATCGTATTCAATCCATTCACCAGATTCATGCATTAACATTGTTCCAATACCTATCGTTCCGTTATCACCACTAATGGGCCATTGTGTAAAGGAGACTCCATGACCTGGAGCAACTTTAAATATTGCTTCCACAATCTTATCGAGTGGTGTATATTTGCTATCTGTAAAAGGATTAGCCGCAGATTTTTCTAACGGCTTTACTTCTTTTTGAATAGCCGCCATGGCTTTCGCTATAGCCCCAATACTTTCAGATTTTTTCATTCTAATTACCTCACCCTCAATGATTCGGTTTGTACTAATTTAGCGCCCGGTACGTCTCTTCCTTCTTTTAGAGCGCTTGTAATAGCTTTCTTATCTAATTTTTTAGGTTGCTCTACTAAAAACATGAATAGTTTTTCTTCGTCCTCCAAACGCAAGCTAGGAGGGTTCTTCTGAATGCTAATAGTAAATAGTGAGCTTTTAATTTTACGGATATCCACTTTTAACATTTCGCTCTCTAAATACTCTTTCATGTTTTTAGCTTTTGCATCTAACGCTGTTTTACGCTTCGTTAACCTCTCTACTTCCTTAGCTAATCCCTCAGCCTCAACCTCAATACTTTTGACCATTTTTATAATATTCTCTGCCTTTTCTTCTATCGGCTCTCTAATGCTGTCTAAAGTGTCTTGTAGAGTTTCTGTGTCTAATTCCTCCGCCATTTCTAAGACTTGATTGTATGCTTGAGTCAATTCGTATAATTTCATGCTTGCACGCCTTCTCTCTGCTCAATTTTTTTAGCTAGTTTTTCATGTATATCAATTAATTCATCAAATAGTTTAGATCCTTCTAAGTTAGTTGATTGCTTCTTTAGTAAGTTATAAAGCGGTGTTAATTCATCGTCATAATCATGTATCACGACTTTAAAGCCGTAATGAATCGTTTTAAAATTATCCATGTTATCCCTCCATTGATTAAATTTCAGATTTAAGGTATAATTTCATTAAGGTAATATCTCAAATCCCGGACCCACACTGCTATGTGGGTCTTTTTTATTCTTCGTTTTCCGCCTCTTCCTCATTAGTACGCTCTAATTCCTCTAAATATTCGTTATGCCAGATTTGGCTTATCCTTTCAAAACTGGACCAACAAGCATCTACAACCATCGGATTTTCAACCATGTTTTTTATCACTTCCTCTCAGCCAGTAGCCTGCGATTACAGACATAAACGACACGAAAACCATTACTGCAAAAACATCCATTATCTTGTGACCTCCTCATAACCCTTTAGTTTTAACTCCTCGATATAGTCCGCCATTTTCTCGCAACCTGTTTCGTTTAACGGGATTTTCTGCTGAAATGCCGGATTAGCAATCATTTTTGTTCTGCTATTTGTATGAATTTCGCTATCTCCGAAGTTTGTTGTCTTTCTGAAAACTCTTTCTGTCATTGTTGTAGCCCTCCTTTATTTTTCTCCGCCTTGTGCTACCCATGCTTCAAGTTCTCTTTTGCTAAAAATCCATGTCTTGCCATTTATTTTTTTGCCGGGTAATCCCGCATTTCTAGCCCAAGATTGAATAGTCCTCTTTTTCATTCCTAACATTTCCGCCGCTTCCTCAGCTGTTAAAATATCCTTTTCCATCGTTTCCATTGTTTCTCACTCCTTCACCAAACCATTTTTTTGATAGAATTTATCTCGACTTTCTAAAATTTGTTGTAAATTAATGTTGAATGCCTTCGCTATACTTGTGTTAAGCGTTAATGCTGTTGCGATTACATCTGTTATTTCTGAAATTGCTTGTTTTGCGGCTTCTCGTTGTAGCATGTCACCTTTTCTCAAGCTATATGTCATCGTTTCTAAGCCGTTTTTTAGCGTGTTTATTGCTTCTTCAACTTCTAATTCAAAGCGGTTAGTTAAAGAAGCGTGATGGTTGTCTAAGCCGTCGAAAAGTGGAGGTATCATTCCGTTTGAAAATTCATGTGCGAATAAATAGGTGCTCTCTGGTTCGTTGTAGCTATCAATTAACTGTTCTGCTTGCTCTAGTGAAACAGTACGCTTTCCTTTTGCTTGATTACTTATTAAAGCGGCGGTTACATAGCTGTCTATCGCTAGTTCTTTTTGCGAATGAGTTTCTGCTAAAACTCGCATCGCATTTTGTGCATATATTGATTTTTGAAACATAATATCTCAATCCTTTTTGTTTATTTTTTAGCGACTAATTAACAACTTATCGTTATATACTGTTGTTAGTCGCTCCCCGTGACTAAGTTGTCTGCATAAGCGTCGTTGTGGTAGGCGGCGCTTAAATTACGACTTGATTGTGTTCTTCCAATAACTTGTTTAATAGATATACTTGTCCTTTGCCAGTAACTCGCGGTGTATAGGTTGTTATCATTAAGCCGTTTCTATCTGTATGAATATGCGTTTTTTGCTCGAATAATCCCAAGTTCATTGCCTTTTGCGATGGCTTGTTATAATAAGTCCCTTTATTTAGCAAATATCCGCTTCCTCTTAGCCATTCAAAAAGCCTGTTTTGCCCAATATCTAAGCCATTTTGTTTAAGGATTGTCGCTAAGTCTTTTACTAAAACTGTATTCTCGCTCGTTTGTACAGCATCTGCAAAAATCACTTTCGGTTTTTGTTCCTCAATTTGCTTTAATGCTTCTTGCTTCTCTTGTTGCTCCTCAATCCATTTTTTAGCCCTAGCGACTGGGTCGTCTATCATGTATGAAAATGTTGGATATTCAGTTGCTAATTTCCTCGCTTGTTTTTCTACTTCAATAAAGTATTTTCTAATTGCTCGACCCATTTCATTGTTTTGTACCATTGCTAATTCTTTAGCAGTGTCTAAAGTTAATAAGTATTCTGTTCTGGGTCTACCGAATGTACTTTCTCCCAAAATTGGGAAATAGTCTTCATCCTTTGAAAATCCATAATTACTAAGCTTGTCAGTAATCCAAGTAGTGAATTTTTTTCCAACTTGCAAGCTTTGATGTAGTTCCCGTGCATTTACAAATTTCTCGCCTTTTTCATTTTCTAAAACTGGCAACATATCATTTGCAATTACTTGTAAATTTGACATTTTGTTCTCCTTTCTGTTCGCCCTTTCACAGTGCTATAGTTTTTGTGAAGGGAGGTGGAATTTGTGAAAAATCGCATGGATATAATGTTCAAAGGTATCTCTGATGACCAGCCCATTGCTCTAATGGGCGTTATAAGCATTACATCTTTTCCAGATAACAAAAGTTTTGATTTAAATGATTTTTATTTAGAAGCCGATAAAACTTACAAAATCATTTATAAGGGTGCAAACGAGTTAGAAAACGATTTATCGAAAGTTTTTCTAATGAACTCAAATGATGTCCTTTACATTGAGTTCACTATTTAATAACTGTTTTCAATGATTCCGCTAAAGCCGACACCATGGCGGAATCTCCCTTATTGAGGGCTTCTTTAAAACTCGATTCAAAATTTTGCAAAATTACTAATTTACATTCAAGCCGTTTTTGTTTAATTGCTTCCATCATTTCAAAGTCCTTCATTTTTTAACCTCCTATTCTTTTTGGAAAAGCTTCACTTCACCTTAATTTCTAACGAGTTTATAGTGTTAGCCAAGTCTTCCACCAAAGATTTAGCTTCACTTAATCTCTTTTCTAACAAAGCGGCGTTTTCTATGGAATCCTCTACTCCATTCAGCTCTACTTCCATTTTGATGATTTTTAGCTCTTGATCTTTTTCAAGTAAATCTAAAATGTTTTTTATAGTGTTGTACTTAACGAATAATCTATTCTCTTTTTCATTACCATTTTCTAAAATTGTTTCTAATTTAATAATTGCTTGTTTGATGTTATTCATTTTTCTTCCTCCTCTATTTGTTTTAAAAAAGCCTCTACTTCTAAACCATCCACATCTATTCTTTCTGGATAGCATTCAATAATTAACTTTGGTCGTTTACCGCCTAGTATTTCTAAATGAACACCTGTTACAAATCGTCCTACTTTCCAGTCACCAAGTTGAATGGCATTATATGCAGACCCATCTTCTCTTTGACTAGTTTTGATTGACAAAGTTAACTCTTCGTTACTCATGTTCTAGCCTCCTATTTTCTTTTGCCCAAATCGCCGTTAGTTTTTTCCGATAATCTACTAGCTAATGAATTAATTTCTGAATAAAGTTCCGGCAAAATACTTAAATCGCTAAAATCTTCGCCAGTTATACTTAATTCAATGGTGAGTACTGACTCTTTTCTATTTCTCTTAGTTAGGAAAGAGTTTGTAAATGCAATTTTTTTCATTTTCTAGCCTCCTGTTTTTGGTTACTCTCCAATCTGCTATAATTAGTTTGATTGGAGGTGATATTATGATTAAAGTTTCGCTAATTGAAGAAGGGAAAGTTCTTCAAAATATGGAACTCTATTATTTACCTAGAAAAGGTGACGTCATTTCAAGTACCAATATAAAAGCACCGCATTACCTAGTTAATGTAGTAGAACATGTAGATGGTCACGAACTGGTAAATTTACATGTCCAGGAATTCGCGAATCAAGTTGTCGCAGGCAATGAGATTAACGGTTTCCGAAATAATCGATGAATCTATTGTTTTAATCCAATATGCATTTTTAATTGTTTCGCTATCTAAGTACACTGCTTGTTTGGTAAGCACAATAACTTTTTGTCCACCTTGATAAGTTACATAACCCTTCCTAACAAGCAGTGTGCCTTCAGTTGTTTCCTCAATTCTTCCAACTACTCGTCCCGCAATTTCTAAAATGTCTCCTACTTTCATTTTCTAGCCTCCTATTTTTGTTAGTTTTTTATTATCACTATTAGTGATTTCTTTATTAAAAAAAATTTCTCCAACGCTTTTTCCGTAAAAATTTGCTACTTTAATCTTTGTTTTATCTGAACTACCTCGATAACCTGCTTCCATTTTAGAAAGTAAACTATAAGAAATACCGATAGCCTCAGCTGCTTCTAATTGTGTAATACCTTTAGCAATGCGAATTTTTTTGAGATTATTAATATTAATCACCGCCTTTATCACTCTATGTGATAATAATACTATCACTTTACGTGATTGTCAATCACTTTTTGTGATTTTTGTTTATTTTTTTTAAAATATCACTTATAGTGATACTTAAGAAGGAGGGAGATATTATGACTATAGGCAAAAAAATATCTGAGTTGAGAAATAAAAGAGGTATCTCTCAAATTCAACTTGCAAAAGATTTAAATGTTTCAACAAGTACTATAGGAATGTGGGAAACAGACAAACGTGCTATAAAAGATGAATTAATCGTTCAGTTAGCCGATTACTTTAATGTAACAACTGATTATTTATTAGGTCGTGAAAAATTCGACAACAGCGACTTACTAGCTGCGCATATTGACAATGATTTGACGGAAGAAGAACGAATAGAGATAGAAAAATATTTAAAATTTATCAGATCACAAAAAGAGTAGTTGCCTAAAAATTAACATTAGGGGGCTAATTGATGAATAAAACAAGTTATGAATTAAAGCAAGAGTTTCCAGAATTGAATTTTGTTATAAATAACAACTTACCAACAAAACTTTTCGGACTTATACAGAATAAAGTAGTACATCTTCATCCTGATTTGTCAGAAAATGAACTTAGATGTACTATAATAGAAGAAGCAATGCACTGGAAATATACCGCTGGAGATATAACAAAATTTAATAATGTAGAAAATATCAAGCAGGAGAAATTTGCGCGTCGTAAAGCGCATGAATATTTAGTAAATATACAATCACTCGCTTTATGCTACGATCTTGGCTACAGAACATATTATGAAGCTGCTACTTTTTTAAATGTTACTGAAAAATTTTTGATTGAAGCAGTAGAGAATTATAGAGAAAAATATGGACTAATGTATAATAATGGTAATTATATTATACATTTTGGCTCTACCATTCAAGTTTTCCAGGAGGATAACTCTTTTTATCCTTATGATTATGGGTGCTAATAAATTTTGACGAGGTGAACATATGTATTGCCCTAAATGCGGACATGCACTAGACAATCACGAAAATCAATGTCCTAACTGTCTAACACCAATCATTTATCAAAGCAACAACAACGGAAAAGCACAAAAAGCCGGCGAAATTATGGAAGAATCTGGTAAATTAATGTCAGGATGTGGTTGTTTAATGACATTGTTGATAACTATTCCTGTCATAGTAATTTTAATAATTATGTTTTTATAAAAAGGAGATAACGGGATGAGTAAGTATAGTTACTTGTTAAAAAAATGGTGGTTTTGGGCTCTTGCTATATTATTTTTAGTTATTTTATTTTACAGCTTTTGGGTAATAATATACTTGGTGGCACTAGCTTCCTTAATATTCGGGATAGTAAAAGTTGTTAAAAATGAAAACAGACGAAAATACACAATAATATTGACTATATCCGCTATATTTCTAATCACCTTTTCACTAATAAGAGTTGTACAGATGTATAACTATGTTATTAATAATCCAGAAGAAACTACAGCAAATGAGCAAAAAAAGAATACTGTCCAAGATGAGCAAACGGAAAAACCCGCTCAAGAAGACGCTGCCGAGGACGAGCAAGCAGAAGAACCTGCTCAAGATGATGTATCTACACCCTCTAAAATTACATCAGATAGTATAGAGTTATTTAATGAGTCAATTGATCGCTTGATTTCTGATTCGAGCGGGGTACTAATAAAAGTGGTTCCATTTGAAAATGAATATGATATGTTAATTGCGTACGTATCTCAAGATTTAAAATATCAAGATGAAGCAACTAAACAAAAAAATGTTGATTATTTAGGAAGCGAAATACAGCAACGTGCTCTAGGTACGCTCTTTGGTGGAGATAACAATCTAAGACCAATGGTTGAGTTCAGATATAAAGATGAGACAAAGATGGCTGGAAGTAGTGCTTTTGATAAAACTAATATGAAGCTCAAAGGAAAATAAAATATAAAGGGAGCAGATAAGATGAAAAAAGGGATGGTTTTATTAACGGGGTTTTTATTAGCTTTTAGTATTTTTTTAGTAGGTTGTGGAAATGAAAAAAATGATATACAAGTTACAAATACCAATGATAAAAGTAATTTCAAAGAAAAAGAAGAAGCTCAAATGAAGTTAACAGAAACAGAAATTACACCAAATGATAAAGGCGACTTTAGCATAATGGGCGTTGTCGATGAAGGTGCATCTGTTTATATTGAGTCAGAAGAAGCAGAAGTTAATTCATCGGGGATGTTCGTTGCTTCTAGCAACTACACCGGCTCGGAAGAAATTCAATATACTGTTACAGCTAAAGAAGCTGGAAAAACTGATAATGTACAAATTGTAACTATACTTCCACCCACTCTGAAAGAATACAGCGTTGGTGATACACAAGAAATCGGCGGGATAAAAGTAACTTTAACTAGTGTTGAGAAAACGAACGAAAGAAATCAATTTGATGATACCAAGCCTAAGAATGTAGTTAAAATAAGTTATAAAGTTGAAAATAATTCTGGCTCTGAGTACTTTGTCGATTCTGACATTGATGTATACGATTCTAAAGGTACAATGGGCGAAAGATACCCATTGGATAACACAACCGGGAAAATACCAAACGGAAAAAATATGAACGCAGACTTCCATGCGGGAGTTAATGAAAGTGGAAATATTGAAATAATCTTCAACTTATTTTCTGATGCAAATTTAACGTTCCATGCAAAAATTTAAAAGAGAGCCTCTGGGCTTTTCTTTTTACCGAAAAAAGAACGTATGTGCGAAAGGAGGACTTATTTATGGTAAAAAAAGTAAAAGGTAGGCGTTATGAGGGTTCTATTGAACAACGTAGCAAAAATTCATGGCGTATGCGCGTGACTGTAGGCTATGACTACAAAGGTACGCCGATTCGGGCTGACAGAACGACGCGAACAAAAAATGAGAGGGAGCGAGAAAGAGAGTTAAGAAATTTCATCACAGAATTAGAGCAAAATGGATATACAGCTCCTGCAAGAATGACATTTAAAGCATTTGTTGAGAATGAGTATATGCCAAAACATGCACAAAATAACCTAGAAGTTAAAACATGGACAGAATACTACAAATCTATAGTAGCAAGAGCTTACCCAGCCTTTGGCGGCGTTCAAATGGATAAAATAACTACACTTCATATAGTTAACTTAGTCGCAAAATTACAAAAGCCCGGTGCAAGATTAGATGTTAAACCTACAGATTCAGACGAAAAGAAAAATAAGCCGCTTTCGCCGCGATCTATCAGAAATATTTATTTTGCGATAAATTCAGTATTTGAAACTGCGGTTGAGTGGAAAGTAATCCCAATTAACCCCGCAGAGGGTGTAAGGCTTCCAAAAACAACTAAAAGACCACCTACTATTTATACTCCTGCTGAAATTGAGTTGCTAAATGCAGCTCTAGTGAACGAGCCACTTAGATTGCAAGTAATGATTTATATAGCGCTGATTTCAGGTTGTAGAGAAGCTGAATTAGCAGCGTTAGAAGTAAAACACGTGAACTTAATAGAAGATGAGCTAACATTCGAACAAACGCTAGTTGCAAAAGCAGGAGAAGGTTTACTTCTTAAAGAATCAACTAAGAATGATGTGGCTGGGATAGTTTCTATACCAGCTTGGTTAACTAATTTAATAGAAACATATATAAGCAATGAAGTTTTAGACCTAAAAACTGAAGGGAAATGGGCCAATCACAAATTTTTGTTCGCCAACATGGAAGGCAAACCAATTAGGCCCGATTCGATTTATCAGCGTTGGAGACGATTTTTAGAAAGACACAACTTGCCGGTGATTCGTTTTCATGATTTGCGTCACACATCTGCTACTCTTCTATTGAATAAAGGTAGAGATATAAAAATTATCCAAGAGCGGCTTAGACATAAATCTAGTGTGACCACTTCAAACATTTATGCACATGTTTTGAAAGATACGCACAAAGATGCAGCTAGCGATTTTGAGAACCCTTTTTAAGGTTTCTGCCCCACCTCTGCCCCACTTAATAAAAAACGGCAATTTTATACTAGAATTTCACAAACAAAAAACCGCTTAAACGCTCTGTTTAGGCGGTTTTTATATATGGGTTGTGAGGGTTTCGAACCCCCGACCCGCTGATTAAGAGTTGGTTTTGTGTTGAGCAGTTACACGCATTCACGGGAAGAAATCGGCTTTGTTACGCGGTTTATGCCTTTTGAAAAGCTGTTACAAGAAGCTATAAGTATTTATATGTTGTTTTGCTCTGCCCCATTTATGCCCCGCAAGTATTCTTTATAAACATTTTCTATATTAATTGTATCCTTTTGTATTCTTTTGTTTAGTATAGCAATTTCTTTGTCTGTCCGCAAACTAGCAAATAGTTTTTTTACAGCACGATCTTTCCCCTCAACATAGCAAATGTATTTAAAATCATTAAAGCTATATAATCTCACGTCATAACCTCGCAAAAAATAATATCTTCTATATTAATGTCAATTATTCGTTCGTCAAATCTTTCAAGCTGTACAATATGTTTTTCATTATCAATGTGGACCGGCACAACATACTTGTATCGCACATGATGATTGTTCTTTAAAAACAGTACTTCTATTGACCAGTTACGCTTAAGTGCATCTGCTAATACTATTGAATGTTCTAAAACATCATCAAATAAGTTATACATTTACTTCACCTCTTGACAACATTATACGAACAAACGTTCTTAAAAGCAAGCATTAAAAAGTGTTGTGTTGCATAAAATTATATGTAATAATATTCACATGAACGATTTTCGTTCATTATTTCATTCAACTATTAGCTGTTTGACATCCCGTTTTTTTCATCTGAATATAACAGCAACCTTGAACTCTTTGTTCAGGGTATTTTTTTGCATAAAAAAAGCCCTAACGGCGAGGTTAGGGACTGACATATATAAAAAATAGAAGTTGACAACTTTAAGGCGACTACCTCAACAGGCAGCTTACAAGTTATGACTAGCCTTGACTAATCATTTATGCGACACTCAAAGAATTATTATCTAACTTCTTAATCAAGAATAACAAAAATCAAACAAGTTAGCAAGCATTTCAAGCATTTTATTTATAGCAAATATCTAGATCACAAATATGTCGCGGAAAATAATGGTCACAACCAATATTACATAAACTCAAAAGTTCTCTATTTCTCTTATCAGTTTTATGTGCTGATACGTGGTTTCTACATACTCTAAAAACTGTGTTAGCGAATAAGTCTACAACTTGAATTAAATCTTTATTTTGTGAATCCTTATATGATGTTTCAACTGAAGAGAAAATTGGATGTTCCATTGTGAATTTAATAGTTAAATATTCTTGTAAGCTATTTAATGATTCAATTGCGGTATTTCTATCATCTATTTGCATTTTCAAATAGTTATTTGCTGGGTTAATTGGTATTTTAGAAATTTCATTTACCGTTAGATAAATGAAATAATTAAAAGACAAAGATGTATTAGTCAACAGATGATTGACTAGTTGGTGGTTATCGACTATCTTAAAATGAAATTTAGCATCTGATTTTGTTGAAAGCATATTAAATATTAATTTTTTCATTTCAAAAGGCATCTCTGAACCTTTTATCTCTTTTGTAATATCTAACTTACTAGATGGATACTTTTTAAGATATTTTAATTTTGCTTCTCTGAACTGTCTAATTACATTATAAGGTTGCTCCGTTTCTAAAAAAGCAATAACAAAATATCTGTTATTTAAATTTTTATTTCTAGTTATAGTTCCTGACTCATCTACAAAAAGTCTCATCCCAAATTCTCCTCTTTTTAACTTAAATTATATTATACTATTTAAGTATGAGGAAGTGGAACGTATGTACTTATAATTCGAAGTTATGAAAAATCCCCTTCAATATAAAACAAAAAACCCCCGCAAAACGCGAGGGCAATAGTTTTATTTTAAGAAGTAGTTAGCAGTGTAATACCAACCGTCCTTTTCGTACCACAATTCTAAATAACCTTTCCCGTTGTTGTACCATGCTAATTTCGTATTAGGTGCATACCATTTAATTTTCCCAGAATTCAATTTTGTGTTATTCCACACTGGAATACGAAGGTCTTTCGCGCTTTTAATTCGAACTTTGATGCGACCTTTCGCATCTTTTTTAGCTACAACATCACAAAAGCTCTTATACATGTAGTATAGTTTGTCATCAATATAAGTCTTGTACCAATATTGATTATGTTCATAAACAAGAATTTCAGTCCCTGCTTTATACATGCGGAATGGCGACGATTTAAAATCCATTTTTGTGAGCAATGGCGCACTGTCAACGACTTTTCCATCATGTCTGTTTTTATTTTGTGATGCACCTTTCAATTTTGCATTGACTGCGTTTCTGAAACGTGTTAATTCGGAAGGTTTCGCAACCCAAGGCGCAGGACAATTTTTTCCGGTTACATCGTAATGACGGATAATGTCACTAGCCGTTAAATCGTATGTTTTGCATAGCTCTGCAGCTACATCAACTGATCGATTAAATGTTGCTACAGTAATATTCCCGTTTTTATCTAAGCACATTTCAATACCAATTGAGGTTAAATTCGCATTTCCGCCGCGATAGTAACTTGTACTTGCTTGAAGAGCTGTTAATTTGCAACTTCTTTCGTTTGCATGGTATGCAACTTCATTTAGAGGGATAATACAAATAGCTTCTTTATCATCAATAAAAATATGTGCAGAAGCGTAACGCTCTTTTAAATCTCTAAAATATCGTCTGTGATTATCTGCGCTTGCCCCAGGGTTTGCAGTATAGTGCATAACAATCTTACTTACTCTAAGCAACTTATATCCTGGGCGTGAAAATTGATTTTTATTGATATAATTATATTGTAGTACTGACATTATTTATCATCCTTTCTTGGTTCTGAATAATTCATTACTTTCAAACTATCGGAGAATTTACTAGTTGTTGGGTCCATCAAAATACCGACAACGGCTACAATTGTGGTAATAATTGCCATAGGGCTATTTAGGAACCTTACAAACGAAAGCCACAAGACGGACCAGTTATCTAAATCAGATATAGTAAAACCTCCTGCTGTCCACGCGACTCCTAGAACTGTAATAAGAGTTGCCACAACAGTTCGCCAGTTTTTCAATCGTACCTTCCAGTTAATTTTCATCATTTCACCTCCTTTTCATTTTTTTCAGTAACATATTTCCAAATCGCTTTATCTTCCCGTTTCAATAAAGCAATCTCTTTATCGTGGTCGTTTTGCTTTTCTCGTAAACTCATACGATCTTTCTTGCTTTCAGACATTTCTTCTCTAAGACTTTTTAAAGTTATATCAAGAGAATCAATCATATTTCGCAAAGGCGCGACTAATGCCCATCTAATTACAAACCCCACAATTGCCGCTATTAAGCTAATTAAAGCTATTAACTCCCCCACGCTCATTCCTGCTATCGATATGCTCCCAAGTACCAATTTTCATCATCCCCTCGTTGTCGGTCCATAAAAAATAAGCCTATTCGGCTTTTGCTTCTTTCATAGCGATTATTTCATCTGCTTGTGATCTCGTTATCTTTTTTAAAGTAACGAATTTATTAACATCTGCTTCAGTATAGTAGCCGCCTAAAAAATAATCTTTTACTTTTTCATACCAGTTAATCATTTACAAAACACCTGCCTCCGCCAAAGATAATAGTAAGTTTGCATTATCTTGTTGCGTTTGTTCCGTCTTCTGTTCGACTTCTGCTACATATAGCATTAAGTCTGCATAATCTTGTGTTAATTTTTCAAGTTCGGTCAATTCTGGTGGTTCTGGAATGCTTGCTTCTTCACCAGAACTCCATTTTTGCTTTTTCGTATTAAAAACCGGATTAATTGCTGGTACTGGTGGTTCAATTAGTGTATAGCCATCCGGAATCTTCTCCCCTTTTTTTAAAATAATTAAGTCGTCACGCTCAAATACGCCGTTGTCATCATATTTAAAAACTTTTATTAACTCGCTCATGTTGTCACCTCTTTAGTTAAATAAATTATGCCATCAAGTCCGGTGTTCACGTCTACCGAACCAACTCCAACGATATTTATATCAGCGCTCACACTTAGATATATATTCGCTTGATTACTTGCTGCCGTACTCTGCTGTGCAGCGGAATAAAGTTTATTCCAGCTCGCATCAGGAGCCAAAAAAGTTGGTAACGTTGCGCATATGCCAGTTCCACTTCCAGTCCCTTTGCCTACAATTCCGCTAACAATGACTAGAAACCGATTGCCAAACTTAATGTATCGAGCTATTAAAGGCTGACTTGCAACAAATCCGTTCTTCGGCGTCAAAGTAACACTTTGTACAGAGCTAGATAGTTCAAAAAAAGCTTTTGCATCAGCAAGCGCTTTATCTGCTTTAGCCTGTGCGCTAGCCGTTGTTTCTTTGGCATTCCAGTTCGTTTTATCCGCTGACGTAACGTGAACATCCGTGTTATTCAAATGGGCATTTAAGTCTGCTTTTTGCGCGAATTGCTCGGGCTGCATAGCATCAAATTGTGTTTTTAAAGCATCCGCTTTTTTATCTACGCCATCTAATTTAGTGTTTAATCTTTCGAACGATTCATCGAATATCTTTTCGTAATCATCCCAGCGCTCTACGTAAAATTCTGCCACCGGGAAAAAGTCGCTATCTATTAATGCTTTTTTTATCTCGAATTCAAACTTATATACGCGCATCGCTTGAGTGTTTTTGTATTTTATATATAATTCAGCAATAGCAGTGCCAGCATGAGATATTTGGGAGTCTGTAAGTGCGTATTCTGCAATTCCTCGCACTCCATCGATGATTGTTGGTTTCACAAGATACTTGCTCTCTGACTCTGTTCCTTTCGCTAAAATCATAGCAAGCTCTAATTCAGCAGCAGACGATAATCCTAAATCTTGATTATCTTTATCTATATTAAAAATAAGTCTAGCTGTCCCGCCTGTATCTTGCGTATAAAAAACAGCTTTTTGAAGTGGTTTATCTTCTTGCGTTGTGACGTTAAAATCATATACACCATTTTTATGAATAACATTTTCAGTCATGTTCTAACAACTCCCCCGCCGCTCAGTTTCGTAGGCGTGTCAGCTTCCCAGGTGCCGCTATTGAGATTGAAAATATCGGCACTTTGAGGATACAAACCGATTGCGCTTTTTGCTCCATGTGTGGTGTTTTGCACTTCAACTCTTGCAGTGTTATAACCGCGAACATCGACGTTCTGCGAAGCGAAGTAACAACCGTTAACGTCAGCAGAACAAGCATCTATGAATACGGCTGTAAACGGGTCTATCGCTTTAGTATTGAAAGCCATTCTGCATTTTGTAATCCTTACAAATCCGCAGCGCGTCGCTTTAATGAAGTAGTTTTTTGTTGTGCCTGCCGTGTTCGTTTCTTCTAAACCAGCAATATATAAATAGCCGTTACTGCCTGTTGCGGAAATACTTCGAACTTGGCATCCGGTGCTGCTGGAAGGGTCTACTGTTTCAAAGTTTGTAGATCTAATATAGATATCCCCGCCCATGATTGGCGGAATGACAACGTCTTCGTTATAGCGTCCAGGGACAATCCAAATGTTCACGGAGTTGCTATTTAGTACTCGAGGTAAAGTCATTACAGCTTTATTTATCGTTTTAAAAGGTGCATCAATTTCACCAGTGCCTGTTACATCGTCGCCTCTTGCGTCATCCACAAATATTTCAATGTTGCTGCTATCTAAGCCATATAAACGCTTTAAAATAGTATCTATATCGTTGTATTTATCCATTAGATCATAAACATTCGTTGAAAGCTTTCCAACGCCTGTTATCAAAGCATTTTCCGCGTAATTAATTCTATCGTTTAATGTTGTAAATTCAGTTTCTGGAACCAGAGAAGAAACGCGCGCATCTACTACTTCGTTCGATTCGTCTCCGCCGGATTTAATAACTAAGTTAGATATACGTTGATTTACATGCGTCATATCTTGATTAGCTTTTTCAAGGCTTCCAGCTAGTTTTACTAAATTGTCGTTATAGTCTTGCTGTAGTTCTGAGTTCATGAGCGGGTCTTGCCATTTTTTTAAATCCATCTATTTTGCTCCTTTCTTAATCGCTTTTGCTAGTTGAACCATGATGGAAACCATCGTCTTTTTATTGTTTGAGAGTGTCAGCTCTGGCGGTTTGTTTGTAAAAATGTATTTCTTATAAGCGACTATTTGCACTTCGTATAAAAGGCTTAGCGGTTCATAAACAAACATTACATAATCGCCTTTTCCGCATTCGTATTTAAGCTTTAAAGAGATATTCCCCGTGGTTGCTGGATAATCTTGCAGTTCAAGCTTCAAACGTCTTAGCATACTGCTAGAAGTTGTATAACGCTCGTCTGATAACGGTTCTTGAATTCGCACGCCCCATTTAGCCGATTCCGGGCTGGTAAAAGTAACTGGCGGAAAGTAGTTATTTCCGTTACTGTCGACTTTGCCATATCCCCGAATTTGCGTTTTTAAGGATAACGTATCAATATCGAAATCGACTTCGTTTGTGTGCTTGTTGTAGCGAATTTCATTTTCTGTATGCTCTCCATAATCCTCAGAGGGAATAAATGTTAATCGTTTATTGTCCGCTAACATAACAAGCTTATAATCTTCTAACACTTCTTGAACTAGTTTTAGCAAATTGCCATTTCCAAAGTTTTCTTGTGTAATATTTTCTAAAACCTTGTTTTTGTCAATGAGTTCAAAGCTAAAACCTTGTTTATCTGCTGCGAAAATATGTGCCAAACAATCTTTTGCACTCTTAGAACCAGAAATAATATTGTACTGATAGTCATCTTGCATCGTGAAATAAATATGCGTTGCTGTGACTTCTGAATAAACTATTTTCCCAACTGCGCCGCGTTTTAGCTGCTTAACAACAAATTCTTGGCCATCCAGATAAACAGAGCTTTCATGATTTAATAAGTCGAAAACATCTTGATTATTTCTTGTTTTCTCTACATAAAAATCTAGTTGCCATTGCTGATTTTCGACCCACGTTTCTGAAAATGTAGTAGGGTCAAAGCCTGTTAAAATCTCTTTGTATTGCTTTTCATAGTCACTTACAAATATGTCCATATTCTCACCCACCATCATTTATATAAAAACGGAAAATCCCACGTTGTTTCGATATTGCTTACATTCTCGATTTCGATTTCATTTTCACCAGAAAGTAAAGAAATCAAGCCTAAATTTGTTTTCCGACCGCAACGTACTCCGTTTTTCAAGATGTTACTGCCATCGAGTTCAATCGTGTCATAAGCGTAGATTTTCTCATTGAATACGAATTTTTCACCTGTGCTTTTATTGTTAATTGTCAATAAGCCATCGCTTCGGCAGTTCTTAATAGTTATTCTCAAATCGTGCATCCTTGGGTCAATATCGAAGCTTCCAGCGTTGTAAATACTAAATCTGTTTGATGTGTGCTTATACTTATAATTTTGCGATACAATGCCTTGTCCCGCTTGCCAAATACCTTCGCTAAACGCAAAAGGTGAAAGGCTAGTTCCTAACGATTCGCTAAACCCTTTAAAAACTTCAAATGTTAGCGTAAACTGCGCATGTCCAGCACTTTTCCTATCAATATCGAAAGGTGCTGGATGAACGCAATATTTTTTCCCCGGGGTTTTCGTATGAAAAATGTAGTATTCTTTTCTGATAAAAATATCCTCGAATAATTCATCAAGTCGAACGTGATAATCTACATTTCCGTTCGTTGTAAATCTGCATGTAAATTCAATATCGAAGCTATCGAAATTACTATCACTCGAACGATTGCCGTCGCTAAACTCATAGCTAGTATAATTATTGATAATTTGAGGACTAGCGCGGCTTACTTCGCTTATTTCAAAGTTATGTTTTTCGTTTAACTTGATAATTTTATTCGCTTGCATTAAATATAAATCTGTTTTTTTGTTCAAAGTAAGCCACCTCCATAAAGTCCTAAATTACTCATCGTACCTATTCTATTGTTTGCGTTTTCTGCTAAGTTTTTACCATCGACGTTGAAAATGATAGGTCTGTCCCCAGATTGTTGAATTGCTTTGATTAAATCTGCATTGCTAGACTCTTTTGTCTTATTATCAATAATCGTCTTAACTGTGATAGTTCTGTTTAGATCTACGCTTTTTAGACCAAGCGCTTTTTCAGCCGAAATTTTTGGCAAATTGATTGTCGGAACAGTCATATTAGAAGCAGCATTTACTACTTTATCAACCATTTTGTTAGTTGATTGCACCGCACCTTTAGCACCAGCTAATACCCCATTTCCAAGACCACCAGTAAAGAATTTCCCAAGCTCGATGGCCACGCGTGAAGGAGAATGAATTCTAAGCGCCTTTTTCACTGAATTAGTGATTGTGTTAGCGATGCTCTTAGCTGTGTTTTCTAGTTGTTTCTTCTGACTGTTAAGCCCGTTTATAAGTCCTTTCGCCGCGTTAATACCAGCAGAATACATAGCATTAGCCGCTGTGTTACCCATTGACTTAGACGCTGAATTGATTTGATTCTGCGTGCTATTAATCGCCTTGATAGTCTTAGCATCAGATTTAGCAAGAGCTTGCGCATAAGATGAACCATTTTCTACTCCCGATTCTAAGATGTCGCTTATAATGTCTTTACTAACGCCTTTTTTGCGCAATTTTTCCACATTCGCTTGAAAAGCTTTGATTTCTTTTAAGCGTTTCTGCATTTCCGCTTGTATTGACTGCGGGTTTTCTGCGTCTACGTTGCTAATTGATCCATAGCTTTGCATTTTTTCAGTGATTGAAGCAGCATACTCTTTACTTTGTTTCGTCAAGTCAGCCATCTTTGTGTTAGCGGCTTTTAATTGAGCGACTACTTTATCACGTTTTTTAGCTGTTGCCGCTAGCTTGTTTGTTTGTTGCCCGATATAGCCTTCTATGCTATTCAGTGCTTTAGCTTGTTTAAGTTGCCCGGCACTCTTATTCTTAGAATGTAATCCCGCGTCAATCGCTGATGATATTTTATCTTTCAGCGTACTAGACAGCTTCTTGATTTGCGATTCAGTACCTAGCGCACTAGCTACTAGATTATTTGCCGCTTTTGTCACTGCTTTATTTTTGTCTGCGATACCTAATGAATAACCAGTTCCGAAGTCTCCACCTAGTTTTTTCGACTCTTTGGAAGGTGAATGCGAGTCTTGTTTTTTCTGAACTGCTGCTAGTGCTTTATTTGCTAATGCAGATGCAGCACCAGCAACCATCACACCGCCGCTAGCTATACCTTGGGCATATCCAGATGCGAAGTAAGAACCGACGCCGGACGAATCAACAGAGGCCGCACCGCTTTTAGCAGAGTTCCCTATACCAGTCCCTGCTGAAAAAGCATTTCCTTTTCCGTCTAATATCCCGCCATTAAAACCATTAGCATTACTAAAACCTGTCATTTGGAACAAGTTAGGGTCAAAAGCACCGTTTTTAGCGTTATTCTTAATCGTAGCACCAGCGTTTTTATTTGCTTCAGCTGTACTCTTTATTCCGTCAGCATTTGCGTTTCCGCCTTGTTTACCAATGCCGTTTAGTTCGCTTGGAAGAGGTGAAGCACCCATTTTTACACCATCAACTAAATATTTGCCCGCTTCTTGATATTCGTTAGATTTAATAGCAGCTATAAATTGATTTTTTCCATTTTGTCCATTCAAGAACATGCCATTTGGCAAGCTAGAAAGTGTGTTTAAAACATCATTATTTATGTTTAAAGCCGCTGTAGTATAATCTTTACTTTGGATAGCTGTAACAAACGCCTGAACACCTTCTCCACCGCGTTGACCCATGATTGCAGCTAAACCAGACAATGTATTATCAATTGAAGTGCTTGTAGAAACAAAATTTTGCCACAACGCAGACAACTGTTCATCACTAATATCTCCAAGTTGAGATAAACCGCTCGCAAATGTTTCAGCGTTTAAAGTGCCTCCATTTGCGATTATTGCGTTCATTTCAGTTGCCCAATTTTTTAAGTTTGTAGACAATGTCTTGTTTTTCTTCGTTTGTTCGTCGATTTGAATTTGATAGTTGGCTTTTTCGGTTTCAGTTGAAGCGTCCGCTTTTTTCTTTTTCAAATCAGCAAGCGATTTCTCGCCAGTTTCAACAGCTTTTTTCTTTTCTTCATATAAGCTCTTTTGAACTTCTAAGCTCGTATTTCTTTCCTTTTCATTTAAGCTTTTACCTTGTTCTAGTCGCAATAAGTTCGCTTCAACATACAGCTGATTTTGTTTTGCTAACTCTGTTTGAATATCAGTAGTTTGTTGTTGTAAAAACTTCTTCTGCTGAGCTGTTAACTCTTGTCCGTCGGCCCAACGATTTGTTTTTAGCATATTTGAATAATCGCTTTGCAAAGTTAGTAACGTGCTATTGTTCTTTGTTGTTTCGTCTACTAAAGTCTTATTTGCATCTGCTATAGCTTTTTTACGTTTATCTCCTTCAAGGTCCTGAGCTTTTTCCATAGCAGCGCTATAAGCATCTTGAGATTTTTTAGCTGATTCTTGATACTGGCTATATAACTCTTTAGCAGAATTTAAGAATGACTTAGTTTTCTCGCTAAGTTTATTCCCGTATTGATCCACACTGCCACTTAGCATCGTGTCGATTGCTTGATTCGACTTCGAAACAGTTGTCTCTGTTTGTTTAGCAGTTGTTTCTACAAGCTTTAATGTGTCTTTTATCTTTTTACCGGATGTTTCAGTTTTAGCACCAGTTTTTTCAGCTTCTCCGGCCATTTGTTTAAACGCTTCAACAGTTCCAGTCAGTGCATAATTATCTTTGTTAAATGCATCTTTTGCGGCCTTTCCCGCTTCATCAAATGCTTTTTGAGATTCTTTTACACTTTTGAGGGCGCCTTTTAAGTCACCTTTTAGCGCTTGGAATGTTGCTTTGATTGTATAGTAGAGACCTTGCATGTATTTTGTTGCTACTAAAACTACCCTGACTAATACCTGTATAATATCGACTACAGCAGCTAATGCTATAGCAAGTTCCATCCAAACATATACACCAACAGATTTTAATATATCTTTGAATACTCCACCCACGGGTTTTAGCGCCACCATAAGTTGTTTAAACACTTCTACTATTTTTCCGAATGACTTTTTCACACTTGAGAGCATGACTGATAAAAACCCTTTTATGTTAGCAGTATTTTCCTTAAATGCTGCGTACATACCATAAAGAACTGAAATCACTGCGCCTATCACAGCGGCAACTATTCCAAAAGCCGCTGTTGCTGAACCTAATGCTACCTTCAAGCCTAAAAATGAACCTTTTATCGTGTTAAGTATTACCCCTAAGAGTGACCCGCTAGAAGTCAAGCCTTTAAATACACCTATAAGTCCGGCTACTTTCGAAAACACGCTACTAAGAATATTGAATGCTATAAATCCAGCGGCAACTTTCGCCAAAACCGGCGCCCACTCGATTAAAACTGGTATAAACTCTTTGATTTTTTGAATCAAATCAGAAAGTTTCTTCTGGAATTCCGGACTTGCTGTTACTGCTGCAAACTGTTTAAATGCGTTTTTAGCAACATCTAGTGCTTGGATAATCGGGCCTTTTAAGTTTTCGGCGATATTCGCAAGACTCTTCACAGCTGCCGTTTTCATGTTCGCAAATGAACCAGAGATAGTGTTACCTGCTGTTTTTGCTAGACCTGCCATTTTGGCAGTATTCCCAGCCATTCCAGTTGTTCCTTCTTCGATGCCTTTTGTCAACATTGCGATAGCTTTTGTGGATTCTAAAGATCCTTCGGAAACATATTTTTTCATTTCTCCTACACTTTTCCCTGTCGAATTCGCTAAAATTTGCCACGCCGGAACACCCGCATCAACTAGCCTATTGATATCATCTGCATAAGCAACACCAGATGCTTGCAATGCTGAGATAGCATCTGTCATCTGGTCAATTGATTCTGAACCGTTACCGACCCCGTACGCCGCATCAGCAATAGCGGTGAAAACAGGTTTTACATTCGCCGCTTTCATACCAGCCGCGACCATTTTTTTAGCACCTAACGCGACAGCATCTAATGCGATTGGTGTGCCATCGATAGCGGCTGTAAGGTCTGTCATAACTAGTTGCGCATCTTTTGCTGAACCAGTAAGGACTGTTAACGATTTAGTTGCAGTATCAATCGTATCAACTCGGCCAATAGCGCTACCCACAACATTTTTAGTTGCTGCAATTAATCCGAACGCTGCTGCTAATCTGAGAATACTAAAGCGAGCTTGTTCGGCGGGCTTTTCAACTGAATTTTTAAGTGCTTCACGCATTCCAGCGCCTGCACCTTTCGCCGCCGCTTTTGCCGCGTTAAATCCGCTTACTAATCCACTTTTAATTAAAGAACCAGTGCTTTTCGCAATGTTTCCTAGGCCTTTTAATGCTGAAATACCAGCTTGGCCTGCCGCTTTAGCTCCGGATTTCACAGCGCTAAAGCCTGTTTTTAATGCTGATTTCACTGTTGTTCCTGTCGTTTTCGACGCGCTTGCTACAGCGCTAAAAGCTGTTTTCATCGCGCTACTTACTGCTAATGCCGCTGATTTTGTGGCGCTAGGAATAGCTTTCACAGCGCTAATAGTTCCTTTTACGCTCATATAAGCAGCAACTACCACCGCTTTGTAAGCTACTACGAAACTGTTTTTCACTGCTGTAGCCGCTGTTTTAGCAGCTACTGGAATACTTTTAATAACTTTTACAGTAGTTTGAGCAAAAGAAATAGCAGCCGATTTAGCTGCTTGCAAACTACTTACTAATGCGGATTTAATACTGATTCCAGCACTTTTAATTGCGCTAGGGATGGATTTAATGACATTAATTGATACTTTAACAGCTGACACAATACTACTTTGCACTGTCTTAGCAATTGAAAAGAAGCCGTTTTTGATATTAACTGCTGTGTTTTTGATACTTGTTCCAAGTTCCTTTATCACTGTAATAGATGCTTTAGCAGCGTTTACGAACCCAGTTTTTACTGTTGATGCAAGTTTAGATAGTGCGGCTTGTACATTTGAAGGCAACTCACGCATAAAGTTCAAACTAGCTTTTAAAGCATTTGAGCCAGCGCTTCCCATCGATTTAAACGCATTTACAAACGTGTCTTTTAATCGTTTCGATTGACTAGCAATATCTGAAACCGCTTCTCTATATGCTTTATCTAATGCCGCCCCCGCGTTAGTTCCTGCTTTTTCCAAATCTTTTTCAAAAGCATCAAGTTGTTTGTCTGCTTTTTTATCGTCTAAACTAATCTCAATTACTACTGATCCATCACTCATGTTCTCACCTCTAATCTTTTAACTTATATCTGTTTTTCAGTTTAATTAATTCGTTTCGTTCTTTTTCTGTTCCTTTTCCAGAAGGTAATTCCGCTTGCCTAATGCCGATTATCGTTTTAATTGTTGTATCATCACGCAAACTTTCTAACAATGCTCTAAACTTATACCAGTGCATCTTCCCGCGACTATCTAATAAATCAATATTGTAGTCTTGTAAAAAAGAAGCATAGATATAATCCGCATCTTGCGTTAATGAATATGAAGCAATTTCTTCCGCTTCGTCATTGTTGTTTGTAGCGCTTGGCATCTTGTTTCCGTCGATATCATAAAGCAAACCATCGTCATTTTCTTTAACAATATAATTAGTGAAAATATCAATAAGCACCAACGATTTTTCTTCAATGTTCGCGTATTTGTCTTCCTCATTTGAACGTGGCCAAGGCATATCATCAGCAAAAAGCACATCAATTGCGAGGTTAGCTCTGAACACATCAGATAAACTATTATCTTCCGTTAAATCAATCACTCTTAGAACGTTGTCAAAAGCTAAATCGAGCTTATACTCTTTCCCCTCGTATTCGTAAATATCGTTAACTCCAAAAGCGAGCGAAAGCATTTAAATCACTTCGCTTTTTTAGTCATTTTTGCTTTATATTTCTTTTGAATTTCATTTTGTTGTTTTTCTACTGAACCGACAATGATTTCTGCAACTTGATTGTATACTTGGTACATTTTTAAAATATCTTTGCATTGCGCATAACATTTATCGAATGCTTTTTCGTCATCCAATAAAATTGCATATGCTTCAGTTAAAGCCTCTTTTACATCTTCTTCTAATGTAAAGTATTCTTCTGAACTCATTTCGTCTGTATTATCAATGTTGTATTTATTTAGCTTTTCCAGTTTCTTCTTGTACTTCTCATCTGCTTCAATCCATTTGCGGCGCATTTCATCACCTAAACCAACTCTAAACAGTTCCGTGCCAAGCTGAAACTCTTGATATGATTCTTCTAATTGAATATTAATTACATTGTTTTGTGTCATGTATGATTTCCTCCAATTTAAAAGCCCCTACATTGAGTAAGGGCTTTATTTATTAATCTGCTGCTTCCACTGTTACTTGTACTACTTTATTGATAGAAGGGCTTCCTTTAGATGCAACAGTTATGTTTGCTGTTCCTTCTGCTACACCTTCAACCACTCCACTAGCATTTACTTTTGCTTTTGGTGGATTTGAAGAAGTAAAAGTTACTTCTTGACTTGCTCCGACAGGTAATACTGAAGCAGTAATAGTGGATGTTTCACCAACTTTTAACGTAATAGTCGCCTTGTCCACTTCGACGCTGGACGGGCTCTCCTCAGGGTTTTGTAACTTTTGGTGTTTCGTCATAAGCGATACGGCAAGCGAACGCTGGGAACTCCGTAGCATCCCCGCCGCCAGCGGAACCTTTAATTTCCGAAACAGTCGCTTTACCAATTGCTGTTTCAGTATCTGGAATTTCGATTTTAAACATAATTCCGCGATTTTCTGGCGTTCTACGTTTAGCGACAATTAAGTTTTGCGCTTCGTCTTCACGATCGTGTGTCCCTTCGAATGTGTAAGCTTCTGAGTAACCTAGCACAACCGTTTTTTCGTTGCCGTCACCGTCATAATCGCCTTGCTCTTCGGTGTTATCTGACCCATCGTCTGACACGTTTGTAATCCATTTTGACAGCCGTTTCCATACTGGCTCGCCCGCACCATCAACAATTTCAGCTACAAAGTATTTCGTTTTCGCATTTTTAATTCTAGCCATTTTTATTTTTCCTCGCTTTCAATATATAATTTGATTTTGAAACTAGCGCTATAAATGAATGTTCCATCATCGCTCGCCGAAACGAGGTTCGGCACACTAGTTGTTTCTTTGTCTTCTAGCACAAAGCTGTTATTTAAGCTCTGAATACTCTCTATTTCTGTCTTATCAAAATAAGCAGCAATTGCATTCAAAACACCTAAAACTTTCATTTCTTGCTTGCTAGATCCGTTTAGATTAAAAGAAAAAGACCGCTCATAAGAGCCGTCTTGATAACCTTGTTTATCGTTATTTGGAGTCAGTAGCAAAGCGATTGACTCGGGTTTTAATATCGCTGTTCTTAATTTCATATCTTTTAAATCGACGTTGTTTTCGATAGCATCCATAACACTATCTAAAAAATCTAATGACATTATAGTCCCTCCTCAACCGATTTTTGCGCTACTTCTATCCAACTTTCTAACTTATCTACTTTTGCCCGTTGGTCCCATTCCGGGCCAGCTAACGGATGATGTGTGAGTGTGAAATTGAAGTTTATTCCGTTGTAGAGTCTCCGTGCATAAATAGATGTCCACATTATTTCTTTGTCGTTCATAATAACGTATTGATTTGATAAATCACCCTCCAAAAAGGGGACATACAAAGAAATATCGGCAGCGGCTTGATTAATTAAAGCGAATTGTGCGCCTTCCTTGGCTTTTTTTACATTCTTTTTGGCTTTTGAAAGGTCAATATTAACTTTAATCGGCATCAAACCACCTCTATCTCCCAATGGTGCACATTTTCAGAGGTCGCATAACAAGGTATAACTTTGACAATCTTATAAGCTTTTCCAGAGAAAAAAATTCTCGATCTACTTATAAAATCAGCTGGCACGTTCATGCTGTTCACTGCATCAATAAAGATAACCGCGTCATATCTATCACTATCGGATAATCCCGCGATTTGATTTGATTTTGAGAAATCAACACGAACATGTTCAATCTCAATGCCTTTTTCATAAACGACTTGATTATGTCTATCTTCTTCTTTATACGCTTCATAACTAATGTTATGAATTAGCCAGTCAAGAGGCAACGGAGGGGCATTTGTTATCGGTTTTACTACTTTCATTAACGAACACCTACCCCGTTGTAAAGAAGACCTGTATGCGCTAAATAGGACCTTACATCGCTACCAATCAATCCGCTATTAAGTGATGTAGCAGTTGATGCAAAATTACTATCACTAATAGAAGTTCTTCCGATTGATACGTTATCCGGCTTAGAAACAGCTAACTCACTTGTTCCGCCCGCCTCTTTGAAATACTCGATTTGATTACAAGTAGCTAACTGTATTTGATGCTGAATAAATTCGCTAAACGATTCAATCCCGCTTTTGCGTATTCGGTAAAATGTCACTGAATCAATTTTTCTTTCAGCATGCTTTAACAGTTTGTCAAATTCATCCTGTTCCAAATGCTCCCCCGCATACTCGTTAGTATAAAATTCTAGTGTCGTGTAAGGCATAATATTCGCCCCCTTTTATCATGCTCCGCTAGCTGGTAATTCTTCAACTAGATGCTGAATACCAACGATACCGATTTGTTTGTCTTCGTAAACTTTTTCCCAATTTCCAGCTTTTGCTAGGTCCGCATTTGTTGGAGTGATTTCGTTAGCATCACGAACTGCATTTTTAAATTTAACTCCATATGGGTGCATTGTGAAAGCACGTCGAGTAAACACTTGGTCATTACCTTTAGAGGCATCCCGAGCTGTTTCAAATGTTGTTAACTTAGCTGGGTTCCCTGTGTTTCTTCCGATGGAACCTGTTGCAAATAAATATGAAGTGTATACTTTTGCTGCTCCTGTTCCTGTGGAAGGCACTCCGTCGTCTACAACTACACGATATCCTAAATAAGTTGGGATATTGACTTCCCCACGAGCATTTGGAATAAATGCAATTAAGTTTTGTTTTTGCAAGGCTGTATAAACCGCTGAATGCATAACCATTAAGCTTAAACGATCCGAAGAATCTCCAAGAAGCTGTTTTGCATCTAATACTAAATTCCCCGAAATTGCAGATGTTGGTTTTGATAGCAAGTGGGAACTTGCCAATGCACCGTTTTTAGCAAACAGTCCATTTAACACGGAAATTAGTACAGTTTGCTCACGACGCATCCACCAAGAAGCGATTTTCCCCATTAAAGCGTCTAAAGGGTCGTCTCCCGAAATAACCGCCGCAAGTTCGTTGACTGACCATCCGCGCCCACGATACATTACCGCAGCAATGTCAGCGCTAGCAGTAATTTTACCTGTTTCTAGCCCTTTTTCACCGTCACCTAAAGTTTCGTCTTCGCCGTCTAAATCGTTCCAAAACGGCATATTAACAAGTAACCCGCCCGCTGTAATATTTTGCGCAACGCTTGGATCAGCCACTGCAATTCCCGATTGGATAATTGCTGATTTTTCAGATGTGAAGTTATCCATGTACGCATTAAAAACCTCTGGTGTTACTACGTCTAATAATTTTGTGATTTCATTTCCCATTATTCACTCTCTCCTTTTTCCGTTAAAAATTTTGTTAAATTAAATGAATCTGATTTTAAATTTTCCTTCAACGAACCGCTGAAACCAGCCGGAGCTGTTGGATTGCCACTGAATCCAAATTTCGGAACCGCCTCGCTTTCTTGAGCAAACAAATAAGCATCGCTTTCTTGCAATGCTCCTAGCTGTTCGTCAAGGCCTTTCAGTCCTTCATCTGTCAGTTCTAGTTTGTCGTTATCCAGTAAAGCTTTTACAGCCTTCGGATTTCTTGCTTTCGCATTTGCTAAAGCTAAATCAAGTGCTGCACCTTTGCGAGTTTCTACTAATTTAGCTTCCGAATCTTTTTTCAAAGTTTCGTAATTGTCTTGCAGTGTTTCCAATTGAGCTTTTAAAGATTTGCTCGTTCCGGAATCAGTTTTTAAAGCTTCGATATCATCGTCCCGTTGCGCAAGCTGGCTTTTAAGCCCGTCTCTTTCTGCTTCCGCTGATGTTACCTTGTCCTTTTCGTTCTGAATCGACTTACCATGTTCGACCATAATAGAGTCGATAGTTTCCTTTTCCAAGCCTAATTCCTTCAAAAAGTCTCTTTCCATTTCTTATTCCTCCTACGTTGTTTTTACGTGATACGATCACGAGAGCCGACTTTTAACGACTTTCGTTCAGGTCGAATGTTAGGCATATACTTTTTCTCTGCTATACTGTCTTGTTAAATTGTGCGTTTTTACAAATGCTCTTAGCTTGCTTTGCTTCGTTCTAACAGCTTGTTTAGCCTTTTTAACTGTTAGTTCATCGCCTAATTCTTCGGCAGCTGACAGCTTGCGTTTAGCTGCTCTTATGTCGCGTTCCATCAATCGTTGTTGCTGACTCAACATATAAACGCGTTTGTTTTCTTCTTCGTCTATTAACTCGTTCTCGCCTGGTGCAATGTTAATGCCTTCAACGAAAGCAAAACGATGGTGACGGCAATTACAACCGAAAATCCCATCTCCATAACCATATCTAAGCTCTGGCGAGTAAATAGACATGTATTTATTGCCGTATTTCGTTTTTGTTTCTTCAACAGATAACAAACAGATGACTTTGCCTTGAACAATTGAACACGTTGGTCTAGCTCCTACATGTTGCGAAATACGCACTAAATCAACGCCATATTCATTCATTCGCTCATCTTCAACGCTGTTATAAACGCTGTTGACGGTTGTTCTTGTAACGGTTCGGACGTAAGCCTCTGGTGTCCATCTTTTATTAGCCTTATCTACAAGCGCAGGAACGCCATTTTCAGCGAATTTAGTTACTGTTTCCGCTAATGCTTGTCTATGTGTTTTTAAACCAGCTAAGACGCTCTGTGTCGTTTCGTGAATGATATCTGAATAGATTTGTCTTGCTTGCGATAACATCGTTTGATTGACGCGATTATAGTTGCTTTGTGCTAACTTAAAATAACTTCTCATTACTTTATCGACTATCGTTTGCCCATCGCTTACTAGTGGCAACACAGCGCCTGTTTCAGCTAATTTACTGAAATAGTTATCTACTTGTGTTAAATCGCTGTATCCCGCATCTTTAACAATAGAAAAAAGCTTCTTAGCTGAAACGCCGGAAGCTTTGGAAATTCGTTCAATCATTTGCTGATCTAGTGCATGAACTTGATTAAGTTTTTCTATTTGCCAAGCAAGCACATTATCTGCGCTGATATTTTTCTTTGTTTTCAATCGGCGAACAATAAGAGTGAACAATTCATTTTCGAGCGTTGTGTAAACATCAACAACAGGTTGCACAAACAAGTCGAGTTGTCTTGGAGTTAGTGCCATCTATATCACTCCTCTTCGCCGAATATCCCAGTCATATCGTTGTTAGGCATTTCCGCTTGTTTTTCCTTCGCTAACATTTCAGCCCACTCATCAGCCTCAGCTTCAGTAATATTCCAAGCACGTTGTAAAGCAATTTTTAGCGGAATCATACCTTGATTTTTAGCGTTTGTGTAACGATTGATAGTTGTATCTTCGTCTTGCGCTATAGAGTCGTCAAAATCGACTGTAATCGTGTCTAACTCAACTATATCGCCGCTATAAGCTTCGATAAATTTCCCGACCTCAAGAATGCTCACAATCATTTCTTTTATGCCTTGTTCAATTAATTGCGAATGACTGTTTTTAGTTTGATAGGTTTCTGACTTCTCGCTTACAACTTCTGTAGCTGTTTTTAAGCCGTTTTCATCGAAAGTGAATGTGCCAGCAGATAATCCAACTTGCATCGCATAAATGCGTAGCATTGCGTTTATAGACTCGATAAACTCCGTTGAACGAATCTCTACAGATATATCTTTTACTGATTTACCATCTGCATCCTGGTCACCTTGATATAAAAAGAATGCTTCATCAGTTGAATCGAAATAATTCGTGGTTGAGCCGTCTAGGTTAACAGCCGTTTTAACGAAGCTCGAAGGCACCAATACTTTCTTTTTGCCAAGTTTAAACTCTTGATAGTATGAATCGAACATCAAATCAAGCGTTTTTAATGTGTCTAATGCATTAGCATAAATGGAAATGCCGAGCGGGCTCGTTAGATTCTTGTTATTCGCAATGTTAGGTTTGATATAAGTAAATGTCGGACGTGTAAACTTTGACAATGGCGCAACAGGCTCAATATCATCAAACAGTAACGCTAAACTTACTTTTGTACCAAGCTCGTTCGGGTCGTCTGATTGGTATAACTCCGTTGTGACTGTGTATACTTCTACTTTCTCCCCTTTCCATTCGAGCCATTCGAGCAACGTATAATATTTATCGTTTTTATGAAAACTATTAGATATAACACATTCGTCTACATTCTCGCTATCATTTGACAAAGGATACATACAATCGGCTGTCGCGAATGAAACTTTGACGTTCTTTTTTCCGTCGTGATACACTTTTATTACAAAACCGCCCATCGCTTCGCCGTATTCGATGTAACGCTCCATATTTTTAGTAAAACCGTTCGTTTTCAATACATTAAGCACGAATTCCTCAGCGGCTTTATCATCAATATTGATTTTCACTTTCTCATTAAAAAGAAGTTTAGACATGTACTTAGCTGTAACTTTCGGCAAATTCATAGATAATTGACGTCTGTTAACCGGATTGCCATTGTGTTCGTAATTTAGATTATGCCATTCAGCGTAATGGCCTTGATATAGCCGTTTCCACATGTCAATATACTTATAATCTTCATCATTAGCATTTACTTTTTTATGGTCTTTTACATCTTTCAGTGCTTTCAATAGTCCCATTCTCCGCATCACTCCTTTCACGCTTGCGATTATTTGATTAATCAAGGTTTTCACCTCCTAGAATTTGAGACCTAACTTCCTTAGATTGTCTTTTACATAGTACTGAAAAGCATCACACGTATGATCATCTTCTTTGATGACTTCGGGCTTGTCTGTGTTGATTGTTTTAACATCCCATTGATACTTTCTATGTTCCTCGATGAATATTTGATTTTCTGGAATATCAAGATAATAAAAACGACCTTGTGCCAACAAATCACACACAAAGTCAATCATATCCACTTTTTTACCTTTTGCGACGGGGTGTAAGCTAACGCCATAATCTTTATAATATTGATTGCGAAGCCCTCCCTCTGCGCTATCTACTGTTTGCATATCAACATTTGTATTGTAGTTTCCAACTACTTTAGTCATAAAATCCCGCAACTCCTTTGAATACTCGCTAGGCGCTTTTTTAACAACTTGATTAGCAGGACTATAATAGTATGTGTTTAGCAAAATAACATTTCTTTTTGCAGTGAGACCGAAACTTAGATATGTTGTAGCTGACACTTGATGTCCTGTATCAATAGCGAAATCAATTAAAATAAGCCTGTCATCCGCAGGAATAGCTTTAAGCGGCTGAAACAGGTTCATGTTATAAACATTATCACCAAGACCAATTACCTCTCCTAGATACATCCAGCGGTAATAATCGAGGTCATTCTTTTTGTACTTCTCAATTTTCTTAATGATTTGCTTGGATAAAAAGCCTTTTTCATCATCCAAATAAGTAGTGTGATGTATTAAATAATCATCGTCACCACGTTTAGTGTCTACATATTCATTCACCCATTCGTAAGGATTGCGAGGCGGGTTAAATGACATGTATGTTGTAACTTCTTGACCATCCGGCAAATCTTCACGAATGAATGTGTCTTCTACAACATCAATATCAGTCACGCCAGAGAACTCCGCTAATTCCTCAAACCACAAATCGCTAACATAACCGACTGGAATTTTCATTGATTTTAGTTTAGCGGGATCATCACAACCAGAGAAGTAGAAGCCTGTCCCCCAAGTTTTATGAACGATTTCCATTGGAGATTTACCAAAATTGAATTGGTCAGCAACACCCATTTCATAAAGCGCCCATTTAATCTGCTGATAGACTGACTTATAAAGCGTATTAGCTACTTTACGAAGGCACACCATGTTAGACATTGGATTAGCCATTTTCTTTTCTACGAGCTTTAAGCTAATAACAGACGACTTCATAGAAGAACGTCCGCCCTTAGCTATGATGTGATTATGTTTAGATAGCCACAAGTCATAAAAAGCAGGATTAATCATATCAGTTACATTGATAACCTGATAATCAACTAGTTGTTTGTGTATCGTCGCGTTCATCGGTGCCACCTGCCTTTTTATCAAGGTAGGCTTGCATTTCGTCAACGTTCGACATGATAATTGTTGTTGTTCCTTGATTGCTTTCTTGCTTCGTATCTGCTCTTAACTTATCGATTTGCGCTTGAATAAGCTCTTCTTGTAATTTGTCTCTACCGCCTGCTACATGACGCTTAACAATCTCTTTTAATGCTGATACTCGTTGGTTGATGTCAGCACTCTTTGTAACGACGGAAAAGCCATCACCATTCGAAACAATTACTTCTTCTTCCATTTCACCTCGAGCTATTTCGGTGAATAATTGCATGGCTTCCGTATAGCCCATAACGCGCTTTTCTTCGAGTTCACTTAAAACCTTGTCTATATAGCCTTTTATAACTGGTTTTGACAAGTTTTCGGTCGCTATACGATTAGCCGTTTTCGAACTATAACCAGCAAGACGAGCGGCTTCTGTAGCATTACCGCATTTTATATATTCATCTGCAAATCGTTTTTGTTTTTCGGTTAGTTTCACTACATATCACCAACTCCCTTTATTTTAATAAAATACTTTTCTTATACCGACTCTGCAAAGCCAGCAATATTAGCTAGAAAAAAAGCGGCGCTTCTTTTTGTTTCGGTAGATTTACCGTAATAATCAAATACAATAGCTTTTTCGGCAGCATCAAGATTTTCCACTTGCTCAAAAATAGCTGTTTTTCCATTTTTGAACCAAATAACTAATGTTTTATTGCTTTCCATTTTCATCACTCCTTATTTTTATGTATCAAAAAAGCCCCGAATAATCGGGACTGTTAATATATTAACTTCGAACTAAATGTCTTATTTCAAATAAACTCATAATTCATATCCAAGTTTTTGGATTTCTGTTTCAATCTTTTGTTGATTTTCTTTAAATTGTGTTTCATTTTCTTTATAATCAGTGATTCTCACACGAACAATATCCATGGGATCAATTTTATATCCTGTAAAATCAAATTTTAGAGAGGCTATTAAATTAGCTATATATAACATTAGCTTATAATTATCAAATCTCGTACCTTTCCCAACATCTTCTTCTCCGCTACCAATATATGTGTGTTGAGATAACATTGCTAAAATAGATACAGTTTTAGGCGAACCATACATAATGACCTTTTTTTGCATATCTTTAAGAATTGTAGGTGCTTTTTCAACGAATTCATCCATGTCAGTATACGCAGACACCCATTCCCCAAACGTATTTGCCAGGTCATCCCCTCTGAGTTGTCTAAAAAAAGACTCTCGTTGAATATCCAATTCATTAAATTTCCTCTTATTTTCTACAGTTATAGCTTTGTATATCCCCGGAAGGTCCTTAGCCCAGTATCCAATAAAAGCTACTATTCCTAAAATTGCTAAAGAGATAATTGTTTGCATCATAATCCACCCTTTTATCTTCACTATACCAAATAAAAACCACCTGCTCAATTATTAACAGATGGAAAGGATTATAATTTTTAAAACTGGTTAACGCACCAGTCAGCGCCACATGCGTGTTTTACATCCAGTGTGGATAGGATATGAGATTGAACAGAAGTGTCGTCATCTGTTGAGACTAATGGCCAGATACAAAGCCTCTGCCAGGCAACATAGCAATCTCCTGCTATATCATCATAAGATTATAAATGAGAAGTGGAGCGCAGACTCAATATAAGATTTTATTTTTGTAATCATCTTCACTTCTCACTAATAACATTTTATCACCTTTTTTTGCTCAAAAAGTGCCCAAAAAGTGCCATTTCAATTTAGCACTTCAATCCCAAGTGTTGTTGCTAATTCAATAACAGCCTTCCGTTTCTCTCTTTTGTATTGCCTTTCTTCATAAGGAATATCAAGCATAATAGTTATATCTTGTAAGTTATGAATGAACTTCTCAAACAGTATCTTTCTATGAATGTGCTCAAGTTGATTCAAAATAGCATCATATTTTTTTATTGCTTCTTGTGCTGCATGAACGTTATCGACATTATGAATTGCAGCATCTTCTACTTTTGAATGAAATTCATTACTGAAATTCGGTGGCGTTAATTTGTATGTTGTTGTCATTGTCGGCAATTTACGACTTCCTGCCATCACACGCAGCATTAAATAGTCTTTAAAGAACTTTCTTACTGCTCTGACTGTCTGAATGTAGTTAATATCTTCAACTTGTGGTAGATTGAATAATTGTCCCATAAAGTCGCCCCCATCACTTTATAAATTTTCGATAAACTCCCTTATTTTCTCAACCTTTTCAGCTGTATCAATAAAAGATTCTTCACTAATTGCTTCTAATTCAATATTATAATTAGCTATTTCTATGTCCTTTCCATTACAAATTGTTTCTCTGGTAAATACATTTAACTTTTCAATTTTCATTTAAAATCCTCCTAAAACATATTGCTCCAAGCCCATAGAATCCCTTTAACTGCTAATCCTAGTACAAAAATTAATACTAGGACCCATAAAGCGTAAATAGTCAAAGCTCCTATAAATTTCGCTACTTTATCAATCATTCCATATCTCCTTATTCCGTTGATATTCGTTCATGTCAAAAATTTGATAGTATTCTTTTTTATTTCTTTGCGTATAATTTAAAACTGTTGACTTCGACACTTTGAAATGCTCTGCAATTGCGTAACATGTTAGTCCTGCGTTACGTAAATCAGCGAATTCACGAACTGTAATTTCCGCCCATTTTTTCTTTTTCACGATGCGATCAAACGTTTTTGTCCAATAAGTTTTTTGCTTTTCTTCTGTATTTTCTTTCATCAGATTGTTTAACTCTTTTTGCAACTTTAGTAATTCGTTTAGTTCTACATCGTTATTTGCTATATAACTAATAATTTCCCGCTGCCTTGTTTTGTTCTTTGTCATCTCCATTACTGCCATTTATCACACCTCCAAAAATTCCCCGCCTTTTAATTTCACACACTTAATTGATTGCATATAACGCATTTCAAATAGTTTTCGTTTGAGTATAAACTCGTTTGTTAACATGCCTTTGACGTCGATTAACTCCTCATGCCCATCATTGTATCGTACGAGAAAATCAGCTTTATATTTAATAGCTCGATACAGTTTTCCGTTTTTTCGAAAGCTTTCTTGTAACACAAACTCTGGCTGTAAATCGAAACTAACTACTTCACCAGTCATTTTTAATAGTTTCAATTGCTGATAATATGCTGCTTCCGCTTTGCTATCGAACTTTATATTGTCAATAACAACTTTCTTCGCATTGTATTTATTTCGCGTACTCGTTTGCTTCGTTAATGACGTACGCCGTATATTTCGCCTCAATTTCTTCGTCCCCCATTTGTTCAATTTCGCTAATTTGGTAGTTTGTGACTTCTGCAATCGCATTAGCCATAAATCTGATGCTCGCTAATCTTTTACTCAGATTATTAATATTTTCTAGCGCTGTTTCTGCTGTCATTTTTTTATTCACCCTTTCGCTCAAAATGGCAAATCATCTTCATTAATATCAATCGCCTTGCCTTCGTCTGCAAATGAATCACTCTTCTGACTCGTATCTGCTCGATATGAGCTTGTTTTATTGTTATTTGAATAATTAGCTTGGTTTTGATAATTATTCGATGTAGCGCCTTCTGCGTTGATATTTTTAGGCTCTAAGAATTGAACTGTTTCAGCAACTACCTCAGTAACGAAAACGCGTTTACCGTCGCTGTCCTCATAATTACGAGTTTGAACACGTCCATCAACGCCTGCCATGCTTCCTTTTTTCAAGAAATTAGCTGCGTTTTCCGCTGGTTTACGCCAAACAACACAATTAATGAAATCGGCTTCTTGTTCTCCTTGTGCATTTTTAAATGGGCGATTTACTGCTAGCGTAAAAGTCGCAACAGCTACTCCAGCTGGAGTGTAACGTAATTCAGGGTCTTTCGTTAATCGTCCTACAAGCACTACACGGTTCATCATTCGTTTGCCTCCTCAAATTTTTTAATTTGTGGTCGTTCTCCGAAATTTTCAAGTATATAATTTTTCGCGTTTTTAATTGCTTTTCTAAATTCATCTAATCCATTTACTTCGATTTTTTTCTGAACTAAAGGAATCACATTATCTTTATAATATTCGATTGCTTTATCTCGAGTGTCTAAAACAAAAACGTCTATAAAATCGACTGGAAAATTAATTAATACTCCGCCACTTTCAACTTCACTAACTTGTATAAAAACATTGCTTTTTGCATAGAACGGATAAATTGCAAAGTCTATCCCATCTATCGTCACTTGCATCCCCACCTTCACAGCCCATCCACTTTTCGTCGCAATCTGGAACACTTTATCTTTTTCAGATATTTTTATTGTGCTAGTCATTTGTTCTCCCCCTATACAATCCCTAAGACGACAAATCCGTCTTTTTGCTCATAATCCGTCATGTAAACTACTTCAACAGCGATCTGAAAGCCTGAAAATTCATGGTTCCATTCGCGTAAAATCAAAATATCTCCTACTTGGAAATCGCGGTCATTCTTTCTAATTTCGAACGTTTTTCGTCCTTCCGTCACAGCTGCAAAAAATTCGGGTGTTATTTTTAATTCGTGTGTTTTAGTCATTTAGACGCTTCCTTTCACTCGTATATTGGTCGTTTATATATTTCGTAATAATCTGTATAAATCTGCTTCGGCGTGTCGTCTATATCGTCATACATAGCCCTTTCCGCTGCTGCTCTTGTTTTGAATATACCTAGCGACTTCTCATTGTTCCAAAAACTACATATCAACTCATAGACGTATTCTTTATTTTTCCGGCTTTGTTTAGTCATTTATTCCAAACTCCTTCCGCACATTGGACAGTAATTGATATTCCTAGCTGTTAAACCGTAGTAGCTGAAAACTCCTAAGTTGCCAGTGCTATCTAGTCTAACAACACCAGGTTCTTTATACTCTTCATCAAAACTTAGTAAAGGCTCGTTATTCATCATAGAGTCATTCTTACAATACTCACACATTATTTCGCCACCTCTTTCACCATGTAAGTTCCGTCATCATCTAAACTCAAATGATACTCTTTCAATGTTTCAGCTTCATCGTGTAACTGATCACTCAAATCTGTTTCTTTGTCATATTTATCGTATAAGAATGCTTCTACGTCTAATTTTATTAACTTAACATAATAATCTTCATCAACTTCTCCATCGCAGAAAACTTGCTTAGCATTTTCTACCCATTTTTTGGCTGTTAGCAAATCCGTTGTCCACTCTGTTGCTTCGTCATATGTTACTACCCCATATAAAATCATTCCGACACCTCTCTCTTTCTTGCTCTCACAAGTGCGGTAGCGGTTCCTCCAGATAGATAGTTCCAATCAGAAGAGGAATACGTACTGAAATGGACTTCGATAATCTCGTGTGTTTTGGAAAGCTCGTTTAATTGGTCGTCTATGTTTACGTATTTCGCTCGTGACTCACTGTATCCCACAAATTCAAACCATTCCTCGTTCATTCCGCCACCTCCAATAATTCCGGATTCACTTCCAAAATAGTTGATTCGTGTACAGGCGGATACATCAAATCGCCGTCCACGATCAAATCATATTTAGCTTCTCCGCACTCGCATGTACCGCAAAAAATGATATGTCGTGTGTGCTTCTCTAATGCTTCTCTTAACGTCATTTACTTTTCCTCCAATAGTTCCGGATTTTCGTGAATGTTGCCTATCACTTCGATTTCATATAATCCTGACATTGAAACTTCGCTAAAAACATTACTGTCAAAGTAATAAGTCGAAGGAACTTTTATATCAAATGCAGGATAGCCATCTTCTGAAAAATACTCCACTTGAGAATTGAATACGTGAAAATCATCTTCTGAAAATGCTACAATATCCCCTTCAAAAATCTTCTTGCCGTTTTTGTCTTTTAAGACTGTGTATTGCCCAATTGTTTTTTCGTCTATCGCGTGCATGTTATTAATAATAAAATGTGCATAAGTTAATGTGCTAGCGCCTTTTCGTTCATCTGCAAAAATGAAAGTGGCACTATCTTCAAACTGCATTAAATTACCGTAAACCCATTCTCCGTTGTCTATTCGTTTACCTCTGAATTCAATCTCTCTCATGCCATTGCACCTCTATTGCGGTATTTAAAAATAACACGGGCACGTCAATGACCTCATTACATAACGAATCCTTTTCAACCTCACATAAAAGTGAAGTTCCTATGAAAACAGGCAAGTGTTTGTCGTGTCTATTCAGTGCTTCGATTAATTCTGCTACTGTCATGCTTCACCCTCCGAATCGTTAAAAGGGACTACAGTATAAGTATGGCGTGAATTGTGTGTTGCTAAAAAACAAGCGAAAGTCGTCATACTTAATTTATCGCCAGAAAGAGCTTCTTCTTTGGAATGTGCTATAGTGTATTGAAGTTCTTTTGCGATTGTTTCAAAGCTTCGAATCCATATGCGTGAAAACATGTAATTTTTATCAATTTCAATGATATAGAGCTTTTCTGATTCACATTTTGGTTCTTTCTCGACTTCATAACCGTCCATCCATGCTCGAGCCAAAAGCTCCTGATTATCGTTATTGTTTTGCAACCATTCGTAAATAGCCACTGGCATATGCCCTTTTACTATATATAGCGCGTTAGCTAAGTCATAACCTACAGATGTACAAAATATAAACCAGTCATCTACACACTGCGGAACTACTACTAACTCCGGTTCTTCAACCTTTGCTACAGCTTTATCTGAAAACAACAAATCTATCGGAGAATCGCTTTGCTTAACAGACACCTCTTGTGTTTCAGGATAAACTCCATTTATCACTCCTTCGCTTCTCTTGTTTCTGTAAATAAACTCCACTTTATCGCCTGTTTTAAATCTCATGCTTGTTCCTCCTTCGCCATGCTAACTTTAAGAGCATTGGTAATTTTACGAGAGATGTTTCCGTTCAATACTGTATATTCACGAAAAAACTCTTTCCTTTCTTCTCTTTTTTTACATATAGCTTGAATTTTGTATGTGTTATTTAGAAGCATTGTCTTGACATAATCTGCTTCTTTTTTCGTTAAAGTTATTTCAATGGTATTCATCTTGATCGCACACCCTTCTGTTCCTTCGTAAGCCGTTCAGTAAGTCCTAGCACATACTTTCGTTCTACCGTCTCGCATAAATTCAGACTAGCTCTATACCTAATTTCGTTAAACGTCATGTTTGTAACTGCTTTTGCGTCATCATAAATCGTTAAAGTTTTATCTTTGAACATTGCCGGATTTCGCAAAATAAATTTATACATTTTTGTAATGTGGTTATAGTGTCGAATTTCTGTCGGCTTTCCACCAAGTCTTGACACGTGCCAGTAATATTTTCCCAAGAAATTTCATCCTTTCTAACTTCATAACTCATAAATTCTTAATCTCTTCTAGCTTTTCAATCAGTTGTTCGGGTGTTAAATTTCTAAGAACATCGTTTGTTACAGATGTGCTGTATTCCAACTCCCAATTCTTGTCATTTATAAATTGAATAACCGCAAGTTCGACGCCGGGGCCCATATATTCCTTGATTACACTAGCGCCATACCCATTTTTAAATCGATAAATAGTTTGCCCAAATTCAAATTGATTATTTTCCGCTTGCTCTAAAATGTGCTCGTTAATGAATTCTTTGTACTCATTTGCGATTGTTTTCATGTGTGAGCCTCCATTCACGCAGACTTGATAATTTCATAGCTATCAAATTTAAACGCGTGCATTGTGATTTGTTCGTTTAATTCTTGCTCTGAATAACAAATCGTTTTTTTTGCTGATTGGTGTTCTGCGTTCCAGATAATTACGTGTGTCGGCTCTGGGCCATCGAAACCTATTAAATCTACCAATTCGTAACCCTCCTATCTCTTCCAGTCAGCGAAATCGGTTTTGCATTTTTACTCATTCGCGAGACAATTCTTTGACCGTTCAATTTTCCATACTTGAATTCTATTTCTTTCGCTTTTAAGTTCGTTGTGAATATCGTTGCTTTATCAGTACGACCGTTTGCTATGTTGAAAATGATTTCTGAAACCCATTCGCGATTTTTTTCATTAACAGTTTCAACGCCAAAGTCATCTAAAATTAATAAGTCCGCTTTGATGTACCAACTAATTAATTCTGACTTACTAACCTCGCTGTCCTTTGCAAACGTTTCTCTTATGCTGTCCAACATTTGAGATACAGTAACGAATAAAACTAAATAGCCTTGTTTTAATAGCTCTCTGCCTGCCGCGTAGGCTAAATGCGTCTTTCCACTTCCGGTTCTACCTTGAAAAATTAGTTTCTCGTTAGATGGGAAATTTTCTACGAATGATTTTGTATCTTTGAGTGCTTTTTCTTCTTCGTTTGTTTCTGGTTTAAAGCTTTCAAATGATTCCCGCTTTATTTCTGCTGGTACATAAGAATAGCGTTCAATAATACTAAACAAGCGTCTTTTCTCTGTTTCATCATGTCTTTTCTGCATTTCTTCGCGAATTTGTTTGTTTTCGCAATGAATGCATATACTTGTTTCTTCTCCATTGCGCTCATAAACCGGATAAGCATTTCCGCAAAAATCACATGTTCGATTTTCAATAAAACGTATTTCATTAAAATTTACTTTTTCAAAACTACCAGCTATAATTTTGTTCTTTTCTTGTGAACTCATTCTCTACACCACCTTGCTGCTTATTTCCTACCTTTCTTTGTTCTTCGTAGTTTTTCGCTTTTTCTATCGTGTTAATATTTTGTTTTGCCCAATCTTTAAGCAAATTCTGAACAAAACCGTAATATTTAGCACTTTTCATAGCAGCATGTTCTACAGCAAAAATAACTAATTCTTCTCCGAGATCATCTTTCCATTGCATTAAGTCCTCAATTTGCAACGGAGATAAATTTCCGATATTTTCTTCAAAAATTAAAATAGGATTTTTTGCATCCGCACAGACTGCTTTTTCTTTTTCTTTTTCTTTTTCTTTTTCTTTTTCTTTTT